ATAAATTTATATAATTTTAAAAATAAATTATCAGATATTATATCGTTATCTATTTGAGTTATAGTATTTAAATTTATATTTTCATTTATAATATTTTCATCAGAATAATGTAATCCAGGAAATATTACTAAATTTTTAGAAAATTTTTTATTATCTAGAGGTATAAACATTATTATATATTTATATATACTATTTATATATATATAAATAGTATAAATAATAATTAACTTCTTTTAATTGTAATTGTTGTATTATATTTTCTTCGTGTTTTGATAAAATTTAATATTTCATCTGTTTTTTCTTTATCATTATAAAAATCAGATAAACATTCTTCTAAAAATTTATAACTAATTGTATTATATTGTTTGACTTCTATAAAATTTAATTTTCCATCAGAAATATTAATTTTAGGAAACGGTTTATCATTTTCATTAAAATAATTTACTAAGTAACTTGTTAACTGATTTTTTTCATCTCTAATGGTTTTTAATTGCCTATTAATTTTTGTTAAGTTGTTATCTAAAGTTACCCATTTTTTTATACTTTCTTGTAGTTCCATATTATTTATTTATTTATTTATTTATAATTAATTATAAATTTTTAATTTTATTTATAATTAATTATAAGTTTATTTTTTTAGTTTTTTATTTTTTTACTTTTACTTTTTGTTACGTTTTACTTTGTTATTTTTTTTTACTTTTTTTGTTTTATTATTTTTTTGATATTTTTTGCTTCTTGATTTCATTAATCCAAGAAATCCTGCTAATACAGCGGGAACACCAATATCTACAAACATATTTCCACCTTTTTTTTGTCGGGTTTTTTTTAATGCCATTTTATACAATAACACAATAAAATAATTTTTTTATAATTTATTTTAATTTATTTATTTTAATATAACGAATTAATAAAAAAATAATAATTATTTGAAATAAAAACATTAGTAAAAAGTAAAAAATAGAAAAGTATAAATATATTGAGATATTTTCTAATATATATTCACTAATAGATGATAATATTTTTTTCATTTCATCTTTTATTTCATTTTTTTTTAAATAATTATTACATAATTTTAGCAAATCAATATCTGACATAAGTTATATTATAAAATATTTTATTTTATGAATTATAACTATATTCAATAAATGCGTGTTTATTACTTAGTATTTTTCTAAATAGAATTTAAATATTGTAATGAATAATAAAATATTTGAAATAGATAAAGAATTTACTTCTAAAACTTTTGATGAATTTAATTTAGATAATCCAGTAATATTAAATCAAAATAATTATTTTAGTAAATTAACTCATAGTGATAGAAAAAAAACAGTTTATTTACAACTACCTAAATGTATAAGTAAAAATGGTGTAATTAAATCAAATAATAAATCATATATAGAATTAGTATTTAAAAGTTCAGAAAAAAATGTGATAGAATTTTTTGAAAATTTAGAAAATTTTTTAATTAATAAAATTTATCAAAATAAAGATCTATGGTTTTATGAATCTAATAATATGTCATATGAAGACATTCAAGATTTATTAACTCCAATTATGCGTTCATATAAATCAGGTAAGAATTTTATAATAAAAGCAAATATAAAAAATGATAAATTTAATTTATATGATGAAAATGAAAAAAAATTAGATCAAGATGATTATAATAAAGAATTTAATATCATACCTGTAATAAATTTAAATGGTATAAAATTATCTAGTAAAAATTTTTTAATTGAAATAATTTTAGTGCAATTTATGGTAATTTATCCAGAAGATATTTTCGAAAATAATTTTTTAATAAATTTAAACAAAAATACTTTAGAAAAAAATAATTCTGATAAAATATCTGAAACTACAAAAGAAATTGGTAATTTAGATATTAAATATCAAGAAGTTGATATATCAAAATCAAAACAAGAAGTAAAACAAGAACAACAAAATGAAGATCGAGATGAAGATATAAATAAAATAGAAAATATTGAAGAGCAAAACGAAGAAAATCAAGAAAATCAAGAAAATCAAGAAAATCAAGAAAATCAAGAAAAACAAGAAAATCAAGAAAATCAAGAAAAACAAGTTGTAGAAGTTGTAGAAGTTGTAGAAGAAAACACAAAAAAAGAAACAGAAATAAAAGAAGAATCAGAATCAGAAACAGAAATAGAAACAGAAACAGATTTATTATTGAAAAAAAATAATAATAATTTAAATTTACTCGATTGTCAGGAAGTAGATATAGATATAAATGAGAAAGATGATACAATTGAATTAACAAATCATGAAACAATATATTTAGAAATATATAAAAAAGCTAGAAAAAAAGCAAAAGATATAAAAAAAAATGCTATTCAAGCATTTATTGAAGCAAAAAATATTAAAACCAAATATAATTTAGACTATAATGATAATAGTAGTAGTGATGAAGAATATGAAGAAATGATTTAATAATTTAATCAAATAATTATTATAAATATTAATTAATTAATCAAATAATTAATTAATTAATTAATTAATTAATTACATTGAAAAATTTTTTATTTATTTAGTTTATATAAATGAGTGGTTTTAAGAAATTTTTTAAAGATATTAAAAGTGAATATATTTTAGGAATAATTGGATTAGTTATATTGGGTATTGCAATTTGTAATTACTCGAATAATAAAAACCTTTTTCAATCTGGGTATAGTAATCACCTTCCACTAAAACCGGCTTTAGTAAATGAAGAAACCAGCAAAGTAAAAGCTTCTAGTAATCAATCAACATATGCCCCATATAATGGTAGTTCTACTTTATCAACACCTACATCAGTAGACTCTGCAAATCAGATAAATTTAAATAAACCAGTTGCTAATCCCAAAGATTTATTACCAAAAAATAGTAACAGTAGTTGGGCTAATATGAATCCAGCGGCAATGGATTTAAAACAAGTTAACTTATTAAATCCTAGTCAAATGGCGGGAATAAATACCGTTGGTTCATCTTTAAGAAATGCTAATTTACAGCTTCGCTCAGAGCCAGCTAATCCAAAAACAGCTACAAATTGTCCTTGGAATATTTCAACTATTGAAACAGATAAATTTAGAAAACAATTAGAAATAGGTTCTCAATGTTAATTATAGAAAAATATTTATAATATAAAATTAATTAATAATAAAATTTTATATTATATGGATAATTATATTTTGAATGCAATTTTAGTAATTTTTATTTTAATTTTAGCTATAAAAATTTATAAAAGTAGTGATGATTTTAATTTAAAATGTATCATTTCTGACATAAATGGAAATAAATATTGTGTAAGAGATAGAAAAAAATTAGAATTAGCTGCAGATAGATTAGCTACAATTAATATAAAAATGAATAAGCTAATAACACATGTATCTAAAAAATATCCAGATCAAGAAAATGTTAAAAGACTAATTAAAAATTATAATCCAAAAAAAATATATGAAACATTACCAACTAGTGAATATACTGCATATAGTGAAAATAAAGGAGAGAAATTAGCATTTTGTTTAGATACAGAAAAAGATAGTAAAGGTAGATTAATAGATATTAATACTTTAATGTATGTTGCATTACATGAGTTAAGTCATATTGCTACTAAAAGCATTGGACATACAGATGAATTTTGGAATAATTTTAAATTTTTAATAACAGAAGCAAAAGCAATTGATGTTTATAATCCAGTAGATTACAAAAAAGAGCCAGCTAGATATTGTGGTATGAATATTACAGATAATCCTTATTATGATATGTAAAAAGGTTAATTTCTCTCATAAATACAATTAAATAAATTAAAATCATCATTTGTTTTAAATACTTCTTTAGAAACAAATTGAAATTTATTTAAATTTATTTTTGGAAAAAATGTATCACATTTAAATTCTTTATCTATATAAGTAATATAAATTTTGGTTATAATTGATTCAGCATCATAATTATTTAGAAAAAAATCGTATATTTTCTCTCCACCAATTATCCAAATTTCATCATATTTTTTTTCAATCAAGAAATCTTTTAATTCACTATAATTTTTAAAAGATTTTATAATGTTATTTTCTATATTTTTTTCAATATTTAGAGATGTAGATAAGATTAAGTTATCTCTCGATTTTAAATAACTTAAATTTAAACTTTGCCATGTATTTTTACCCATAACAATAGCATTATTACCTTGTCCAATTGTTAATTTACGAAATTTAGCAAGGTCTTCTTTAATTTTCCAAGGTAATTCATTTTTCATTCCAATTCCTTTATTTTTACAATAAGCAACAATAATATTAACTTTCATTTATATATAAAATTATATACTTTTATTTATATAAATGTCAAATATATTTAAATTTTATATTAATAATAATAATAAAATAGATTTTTTATATTTATTCATTAAAAATAAATATTTAGAGAACAATGAAGGTTTACAAAATGTAGAACAATTAAATGATAATTACTCAAATTATGAAGATTTTAAAAAATCAGATCAATTTATAAATTTCTTTACAAATGATTTTAGTGAAGAAGAAATTTCAAATTTAGATAAAATTAAACCCCAAATTGTTTTTATTGATGATAATATTTACTTAGATGATACAATTGAGACATGTAAATTAAAATTTATTATGAATTATAACAATTTAAATCAGGAATCTGATAATAATATTTGTTTTGAAGAAATTTATTTTTATGGAACGGTTAATAATAATTTAAAATATAATATAATTTCAAATATTTTGACAAATAATGATAAAATTCCGATAACTAGAGAGAGAATTGTTAATTTTTTAAATAATTATGAAAATAGTAAAAAATTAATTGGTAATTTAAAAGATAGATTTGAGTATACACAAGATGATTTAATCAGTTTAAAGTTAATAGATGAAAAAATTATTAAATCAATAGGAAGTACATGTTTTAATAATAAAGCAAATATAATTCATAATATTAATCCATATAATAATACTAATGGTTTTAAATCAGATATTAAAAAATTAGCAGATACTATAGCAAGTAATAATTCAAATTTAATATTTGAATATGGTTTAATCAATAATTCTATATTTGTATGTTTATTTAATGATGTAATAACTTTTGCACAAACAACACAATTAGATAGTGAAACATGTATAAAATTATATTTTCCATTTTTAAATAAAAAAGAAATTTTGAGTAAAGAAGAGTTTGATCAAAAACATAATCAATTATTAAAAACAACTAGTGAAATAATAAAGAGAGAAAATTTTATTAATAAAAATAAATTAATTGATTTATTATATAAAATATATTACACATCTGAATATAATTACTTTCAAACCACAGGCATTAAAAATTTAAATTTAAATTTAAATTTAGAATTAGATAGTTTATCTATTGAATCAATATTTAAGTCTATGAATAGTAGTTTAATGATTCCACTAATTAAATATAATCCTGGTAAAAAAATGGAAAATATTTATAGATTATATTGTGATAAAATAGATAATGATAAAAAAATTCCTTTTTTAAATAAAACTCAAATATTAAAAGCTATTAAAATTTTAGGTAAGTCTAATACTTTAGGATTGATAATAAATAATAATAATAATTTATTTAAAGAAAATGTAAAAGATTTTTTTATTGAAATTAATAATTCAGGAACTATCAATATTAAGATAGATTTTAAAACAATTGTTACATTAAAAACAATAAATGAAATAATAATAGAAAATTTAAATCCTATAATAAATGAAATAAAAAAAAATATAATAGATGATAGTATAGATTTATATGATAATTTATTAGACTCGAATATAGAAATTTTATCATTAAATTTAAATTTAATTATTAATTCGCTTAATAATTTTAATTTTAAAAAAATTAATAATTGTTTAACTTATTTATTTAATATTATTAATATTAATAATATCAATGAAAAAATTTTAAAATACAAAAGGGTTTCCAATTATAATGAAATGAATTCAGAAGATGCTTTCATAATTGAATTAATAAAACAAAATTTTAAAGATACAGAAATAATTGAGAGATTACAAGAAAATTTTAAAATATCAATGGAAGATGCTCGTGCAAAATTTATAACTACAGTCAGAGGTTTAAATTTAGAAGAAAATCTTTTTCATTATAAAAAATTAAAAATAAAAGATAATGTTGGTTTTACTACACGATTAATGAGAGAAACTAATTCTATAATAATTTTAATAGAAAATATAGATAATATAAATTATTTGGAATTTATTCCAATGTATTTAGATTCATTTTTAAAATTATCAAATGATAAACAAGAACCAATAATATTAGATTTATTTAAAGAAATTTGTAATAATTCAATAAAAAAAGATGATAATAAATTATTTGAAGATATTGATACAGACAAAATTAAACAAGAAGAATTAGAGTTAGAACAAGAAGCAGAAATTCAATTTGATGAACCCGGAATTAAAGATAAATTATTTGATATATTATTTTCAGATGATGAAGATGATGATGAAGATGAAGATGAAGATGAAGAAGAGGATGAAGATGAGGATGAAGATCTAGATGAAAAAGATGATGAAGCTGAATATGCTATAAAAGAAGACGATGAAGATGAAAAAAAACCATATGAAGAAGAGCAAGCTGATCTTATAGATTTAAAAGGATTAGATATAGTAGATACACCAGATAAAAAAGAATTAGATAAAAAAGTAGATAAAGAAGTAGATGAAGATGAAGAAGTAGAAGAAGAAGAATTAAAAGAATTATCTGAGAAAAGTAATCCAATTTTGAAAAGATTAATTAATAAAGAACCTAGATTATTTAGTACAGATAAAAATAAGTTTTATGATGAATATTCAAGATTATGTCCTGCAAATGCTAAAAGACAACCTGTAATATTAACACAAGAAGAAAAAGAATATATAGATGAAAATCATGCTGATTCATATACTGAAAGTTATTTATATGGTACAAAAGAAGATAAAAAATATTGGTATATATGTCCTAGATATTGGAATTTAACAAAAAATATTTCATTAACAAAAGAAGAAGTAGATTCAGGAAATTATGGTAAAGTAATTACTAAAAAAAATAAAGATGGGACTTTTGATGGAAATATCATGGAATTTACAGATAAAAAATATCATGTAGATAAAGATGATAATTATATAGATCATTCACCTGGATTTTTAGATCAAAAACATAATCGAGATGGATTTTGTTTACCATGTTGTTTTACTAATAAATTATGGAACAAACCACAGCAAAAATCACGTAGAGAGACATGTTTAAATAATATTGAAGTTAAAAGTGATAAAGTTAAAGAATTTTTTAATTATATTAAAGGGCCTGATAAATTTCCTTTGGAAAAAAATAAAATAGGATTTTTGCCTGTTGCTGTACAAAAATTATTTAATTTTGATAATACACAATGTGTTAAAAAAACTAATACAAATATATTAAAAACAAATTTTAGTTGTTTGTTGCGTTATGGTGTAGAAATTAATAATAATCAATCATTCTTAGCATGTATAGCTGATTTATATAAAACATTAGTATTAAATAATGTAAAAAATCAAGTAACAATTAAAGAAATTATAAATATTATAATAGATTCTTTATCATTAGATTTATTTATAAGTTATAATGAAGGTAATTTAATAGCTGTTTTTATGGATAAAGATTTAAATGATATAGTAGATAACACACAAATTTCAAGTTATACTGATTCACAATTTTATAAAAATATAGATCAAACTAATGAAGATCAGATAAATGCATTAAAAAAAATAATTAATGCATATGAAAATTTTATAAAATATTTAAGTGATGATAATAATTATATAGATTATACATATTTATGGGATATTATATGTAAACCTAATAAAAAACTATTTCCAGATGGGATAAATTTAATCATTTTAGAAATTGAAAATGAAGATATAACTGATAATATTAAATTGATATGTCCAAAACAAAATTATAGTAATGAATTTTTAAGTAGTAAAAAAAAATCATTAATATTAATAAAACGTGAAAAAATATTTGAACCAATTTATTTAATTAAAGATTCATTTGAATACTTAATAAAAAAAACTTTTACCATTTCAGACAAATTAATTGAACCTCAACTTGATGATTTTAACACAACATTAATAAAAATAAAAAATCTAATAAATGATAAATGTATTAGTGAAATTAATAATACAAAAAAATATCAATTTAAAAAAAATTTATCATTACAAATGATAATAAATCAATTAAATAAATTAACTAATTACACTATTAATTATCAAGTTATGGATTATAATGGTAAAATTATTGGTTTAATAGTAGAACAAAATAAAATAACTAATTATTTACCTTGCTATCCATCTGCTATTATATTAGATTTAGATATTCCATATCGATTTTTTGATGATATTTCACCTGATTTATATAATGATTATACCAATACAAAAATATTTTTAAACGATATAAATTTAAAAAGTAATTATAAAATTATTTGCAAACCATTGATTAAAATAATTGATGATGAGGTAATAGTAGGAATAATAACAGAAGGAAATCAATATATACCATTAAAAGAACCAGAAAGTAATACATTTGATGATGAATTAATAGAATTGCGTGACAAAAATTATATTTTTATAGATAAAAAAATACAAACAAGTAATTTACAAGATACAGAACGTGATGTTGTCATTAATAATATAAAATTAGAAACAATTTTTTATAATCAGTTTAAAAATACATTTAAAAAACTTTTAAATGAATATAAAAATACTCGTTTTAAAAAAAATATATATGATATAATTATAAATAATAATATACTTTATTATGATAAAATAAATAGAATTTATACAATATTATATGAATTAGGCAGTAAATATTTTAATTTTGCCAAATATAATGAAAAAATATTAAAAACAATTAAGAATTTATCAATGTGTTATAATGAAGAAGAATGTAATACAAATTTTTGTTTAAGATCAGAAGATAAATGTCTATTAATTATACCAGATAAGAATTTAGTAACTAATGTTTCAAATGAAGAATTATATTATACAAAAATATCAGATGAATTTATTAGATTCAATAATTTTAAAGATTATATATTTAAAAATAATCTATTAATACAAAATAATTATCAAAATTATAATTTATCGAGTTATGAATTATTGGTGTTTCAGAGTTCTCTAATAAATAATTATTTAAAAGTAAATGAAGGAAATAAAAACAATTTAATAAAGAATTTTTATCTTCAATTAAATAATTCTACTCTAGATTATAATTTAAATGATTTAAGTGATACTATTACTTTAGATGAAAAACCAAACAAAAAAACTAAAATAAAATTAAATAAACAACAAAAAGACAAAATTGAAGAGTATAAAACAATATTGGAAACAAAAACATTACAAAAACATGAAGTAAAGAAAGACAAAGAGTTACCAGAACTGCAAGAAGAAGAAGTAGATGAAGAA